TTGTGGAGCAGTATCAAATCTACCCGTTAAAGGTTGGTTATGACCGATACTCCGCGCAGTATCTTGTCAACGATTTGAAAAACTACGGTTTCCATGTGGACGATGTTTTCCAAGGCGAAAACCTTTATGGCGTTATCCAAGAGACACAGGGCTTGCTTGAGGACGGGAAACTGCACATCGGTGACAACGATTTGCTGAAGATGCACTTGCTCAACGGAGCAATCAAGATGTCAACCGAACGAGGCCGGGGTAAGCTGGTCAAGCTGTCTCCGACCGTGCATATAGACGGCGCTGCCGCTCTGCTTGACGCAATGACGGTGCGGCAGAAATGGGCGGCAGACATAGGCGAACAACTTAAAAACAGAGGTGGTTAAATGTCCCTGTTTGATTGGCTTTTCGGCAACAGGCCGAAAGTGAAAGGCAGACAAGAACAAACCTTTCAAATGCTGAACGGGTATACCCCGGTGTTTACATCGTGGAACGGCAGCATCTATGAAAGCGAACTTGTGAGGGCAAGTATCAACGCACTTGCCACGCACATCTCAAAACTGGATGTAAAGACATACGGAGCCGCAAAACCGGCTTTGCAGAGGAAACTTGCCCACGGCCCGAACGAGTTCCAAACGTGGTCACAGTTTCTCGCGAGGGCGGCAACGATCTATTACAACAACAACACGCTTTTTATCATCCCCATTTGGGATGATTACGGGGAAATCAGCGGTATCTATACCCCTGTCCCGGAGCGGTGTGAAATCGTCCAGTACAACAACGTACCTTACCTCCGCTATGAATTTGCGTGGGGCAAGCGCATGGCGGTTGAGCTGGAATACTGCGGCATCATGACCCGGATGCAGTACAAGCACGATTTCTTCGGTGAGAGCAACAAGGCGTTGTGGCCGACAATGGAACTGATTCACACGCAGAATCAGGGCATCGAGGAGGGTGTGAAGTCCTCCGCGACCTATCGGTTCATGGCACAGCTTAACAACTTTAGCAAGGCCGAGGATCTGGCGAAAGAGCGTAAACGCTTCACGAAAGAGAACTTGGCAAGTGACGCCGAAAGCACCGGCATTTTGCTTTTCCCGAACACCTATTCCAACATCAAGCAGATTGAATCTAAGCCTTTCACGATTGACGCTGACCAGATGGCACAGATTCAAGAGAATGTTTTTCAGTATTTCGGCGTGAACGAAAAGATACTGACGAACAGCTTTGATTCGTCTGTGTGGTCGGCCTTTTATGAGGGTGCCGTGGAACCTTGGGCTTTGCAGTTTTCCGAGGTGTTAACCCGTCAAATTTTTACCTTGCGTGAGCAATCACAGGGCAACTTTGTGATGGCAACGGCAAACCGCCTGGAATACATGAGCAATTCCGACAAGCTGGCGGTTGCCGCACAGATGGCAGACCGTGGTTTGATGACCCGGAACGAGATCCGACAGATTTTCAATTTGCCGCCTCTGCCCGACCCCATCGGTACACAGCTGCCGATCCGGGGTGAATATTACAACGTAGGAGGAGAAGCTGATGACCAAGGAAATTCGCAGCTTTAACTTTGAGGTCCGCGCTGATCAGAGCGAGGAACACGGTCACTTTTTGAGTGGGCGTCCCATCGTCTACAACAGCAGAACCAATATCGGGTGGTATGACGAAATCATTGAGGCCGGCGCTCTTGACGAAACCGACCTTAAGGATGTGCGGTTTCTTGTCAACCACAACACCGACATGATACCGCTGGCGCGGAGCCGCAATAACAACGAAAACAGCACCATGCAGATGACCGTGGATGCTGACGGCATGGGGATCCGGGTTGACCTCGATACGGAAAACAATGCCGATGCAAAAAGCCTTTATTCTGCCGTGAGCCGGGGGGATATTTCCGGAATGTCCTTTATGTTCACGGTCGATAAGGATAGCTGGGAGGAACAGCAGACAGACCACCCGACACGGAGGATCCAGAAGATCGGAAGTGTGCTGGAGGTTTCTGCGGTTACTTTCCCGGCGTATAGTGCTACCTCAATCAACGCAAGGGGCCTGTCCGAAGCGCTGGATAGCGCGAGGGCATCGCTGGAGAGCGCCAAAGCCGCTGCGCGTGAGATCGAGCGCCGCAAACAGAAGATCAGAATCATGATGGAGGTACTTTGATATGGAAATCAAAGACATGACCATTGAACAGCTGGAGGAACGCAAGGCCGCAATTGCCGCCGGGCTGGATTCCCCCGAAGCTGACCTTGACGCTCTGGAGAACGAGGCCAGGAGCATCAAGGAGGAGCTGGAACAGCGCAAAGCCGCTGAAACCAAGCGCTCCGAAATCCGCGCTGCCGTGGCTGGCGGCGAGGGCAAAACCGTTGCCAAACCTGTTACGGAGGTAAAAGAAAAAATGAACATCACCGAGATCCGTTCCAGCGCTGAGTATATCAACGCCTATGCAAACTATGTCAAGACCGGCAAGGACGCCGAGTGCCGCGCTCTGCTGTCCGACAACGTGGAATCTCCGCTGGTCGGCTCCGTACCTGTCCCCACTTTTGTTGAGGGCATCATCGCGGAGCAGCTGCGCGATAGCCGCATCATGTCCCGCGTCCGCAAGACCTACGCCAAGGGCAATGTCAAGGTGGGCTTTGAGCTGAACGCTCCCATCGCCACCGTCCATGCCGAGGGCAGCGGCGCACAGGACGAGGAACAGCTCCAGCTTGGCATCGTCACGCTGGTTCCCGAAACCCTCAAGAAGTGGGTTTCCATCTCTGACGAGGCTCTGGACACCATGAGCGGCGAAGCCTATCTGCGTTACATCTACTCCGAACTGGGCCGTAAAATCATCAAGGCCGAGGAGAAGATGGTCATTGACGCGATCCTGGCCGCGCCTCAGACCGCTACCGCCACCGCTCCCGCTGTGGCCGCCATTACCGCCTCTGGCGTTTCCGACTTCATCAACGCCCGTGCGAGGCTGTCTGCCGAAGCCGAGAATCTGGTCATCATCCTGACCCCGGCTGCTTACGCGGAGTACAAGACCTCCGCACTTGAGGCAAACTTTGCTTTCGACCCCTTTGAGGGCATCGAGGTCCTGTTCTCCGACTATGCCACCAGACCCATCATCGGTGACCTGTCTGGTGTCCTTGCCAACTACCCCAACGGTGACGAGATCCAGTACAAGTACGATGACCGTACCCTCATGACCTCCGATCTGGTGCGTGTACTGGGCCGCAAGCCCGTGGCTGTTGCCGTTGTCGGCAATAACTACTTCACCAAGATCAACGGTGAGGGCTGATGAAAGCCAAGCTGCTCAAGGCCGCGAGAATCAACCACAAGGCCGGGGAAATCGTAGAGGTTTCCCCGGAGCAGTTTGAGTTTCTGCGGTCAATCGGCGTTGCCGAAGAGGTCAAGAAAACCAAAAAGAACTGAGGTGGTCAAATGCTGACATTAGCAGATGTGCGACTTGCGCTGCGTATCACAACGGACGCTTTTGACAAGGAGCTGTCCGATCTGATGTCGGCAGCTGCGGCAGACCTTGGGATTGCAGGTGTCACGAACACTTGCACCCAAGACCCGCTTGTGCGCCGTGCCGTGATAACCTACTGCAAGATGCACTTCGGGGAGCCAGACGAATATGACCGGCTCAAAAAGTCCTACGATGAGCAGAAAGCGCAGCTTGGAACTGCGACAGGTTACACGAACTGGCTGGGGGTGTAAGCATGGACAGATCGGATGTGCTTACACTCCTCTCCATTAGCCAGCAGCAGAACCAATACGGTGTGTGGGAGGAGACTACTACACAACGCGATGTGTTCTGCCAGGTTGATTCCGTTACCCGCTCCGAGTTCTTTGACGGAGGCCGGGCTGGTCTGAATCCCGAATTTAGATTCAGCCTGTTTTTTGACGATTACAACGGTGAGACGCTGTGTGTCTACAAAAACAGGACATACAGTATCTATCGCACGTATCTGCCGAAAACCGATGTCATAGAACTGTATGCCGAACGCAAGGGAGGCAGCAATGGCAAGGAAACGAATCAAGCCGGTTGACTTTTCCAAGGCTGTGAAAGAAGTCCTTGATAAATACGGCGAAGATGTGTACACGGTCCTTGACCAATCTGTTGAGGAAGTTGCAGACGATGCCGCAAGGCAGTTGCAGAATGTAGACAGTTTCGCTCCGGGGCGGCATCCCTCCGGGGATTACGCAAAATCATGGGGCGTGGAACTGGACCATAAAACACGGCTTGCCGTGACCCGTGTTGTCAGAAACTTTGAGCATTATCGGCTGACGCACTTACTGGAAAACGGTCATGTGTCGCGTAACGGCACAGGACGCACGTTTGGCCGTGTAAGAGCATATCCGCATATTGCCCCGGTTGACGATTGGGTCAACAGAGAATTGCCCGTGATGGTGGAAAGAAAGCTGGGAAAACTATGACATATGAAGATGTGGCAAGCATGATTGAATCAATCGGCTTGCCTTTCGCTTACTACGAATTTAAGGAGGATGTTAATAACCCTATTGCACCTCCGTTCATCTGCTTTCTCTACCCCGAATCGGATGACTTGATGGCAGACAACACAAACTATCAGCAGATTCGACCGCTTTCAATCGAACTGTACACCGACAACAAGGACTTTGCTCTTGAGGCAACTGTGGAGGCCACGCTGAATCAGCATGGCCTCCCTTTTACGAGGTCTGAGACTTACATTTCAGACGAAAAAATGTATATGGTCACTTACGATACCGCAATCGTGGTGACCGCGAGTACGGAGGAATAACAAATGGCTGAAAACAAAATCAAGTTTGGCCTTAAAAATGTCTATTACGCCGTGGCCACCATCGCGGCTGACGGCAGCGCGACCTATGATACCCCTGTCGCGTTCCCCGGCGCTGTTTCTCTGAGCCTTTCCCCCAACGGTGACACCACGCCTTTCTACGCCGACAACATCGCGTACTGGGTTGGCGTCAGCAACACCGGCTATGAGGGTGACTTTGAGATCGCCAAGGTCGTGGACAGCTTCAAGACGGATGTGCTTGGCTACAAGACCGACAACAAGAGTGTTCTGCTGGAGGACGCCAACGCCGCAACGGTCCATTTCGCTCTGCTGTTCCAGTTTGAGGGTGACCAGAAAGCGACCCGCCATGTGATGTACAACTGCACCGCGACCCGTCCGTCTGCCGCTGGTTCCACCAAGACAGAGACGGTCGAACCCGAAACCGAAACCCTTACCCTTACCGCCACCTCCATCTATGTTGCCGGTCTGGGCAACGGTATGGACATCGTAAAGGCCGAGAGCATTGACAGCACCGACAGCACCACCTATTCTGGCTGGTTCTCTGCTGTTTACATTCCCACGGCTCTGGCCTAAGTGGTTTAAAAAGGAGGCTAAACCATGTACGCAGAAATCAAGATTGGGGATAAAGTGGTGCCGATGCTGGCCATGGCCAGCATCGATGTCTACTACAAGGAGATTTTCCGCGAGGACCCGGTCAAACTCCAGTTGGCCGGTGACGAATCCGGGCTTGTCGAGTTCGTCCAGCGTATGGGATTCGTGATGGCGAAGTTTGCCGAACTGAAAAACCGTGCCGAAATGAAGAAGCTGAACGAGGACGCTTTTCTTGATTGGCTGGACCAGTTTGAGCGCACGGACTATCTTGCCGCGCTGCCCGACATCCGCATGACCTATGAGGGGCAGAAAATCCCGACATCCACCGAAAAAAAAAGAACAGACGAATAGACCGTGAATGGAACACCGCGCTATTTTTACTCAGGGCATTACAGATCGGCTTGACAATTGCCGACCTTGATTGCCTTGAGTATGGCGCGGTTATTGACTTATTTATAGAGGCCGGTAACGACAGCTGCGAATATAAGCAACTTGCGTCACAGGCCGATTTTGACAGGTTTTAAGAGGTGACACGATGGCCTCCAAAAGAAAAGGTATTACTCTTGATATCGGCGGCGATACTACAGGTCTGCAAGCATCGCTAAAAGGTGTAGACAAGCAGCTCAAGACAACACAGAGCAATCTGAAAGACATCAATAAGCTGCTGAAACTTGACCCGTCCAATGTGGAGCTGCTTCGGCAGAAGCAGAAAGCGTTGGGGGACGCAATCAGCGCCACGGAAAAGCGCCTGGACGAACTTAAAAAAGTAAATAAGGATTCCGTTACCCCGGAGCAATGGGACGCGATCCAGCGTGAAATCGTAGCAACGGAACAGAATCTGAAATCCCTTGAAAACCAGATGAAAGAGTTTGGTTCCGTTGGAGCGCAGCAGATAAAAGCCGCTGGCGAACAGATGAAGTCTTTCAGCGGGAAGATAGGTGCGGCGGCTGAAGCTATGAAACCGCTTTCTGCCGCAGCTGGCGGCTTGCTTGTGTCCCTTGGTGGCCTTGGTTACAAGGCTATCACTTCGGCTGACGATCTCAACACGCTATCCAAGCAGACCGGCATTTCTACGGCTGAACTGCAGAAAATGCAGTATGCGTCAGACCTTGTGGATGTGTCTTTGGATGACATCACAGGGGCCTTGAAGAAAATGAAAGGCAACATGGACGGCCATGCTGAATCGTGGGAGCGTATCGGCGTTTCCACGATGAACGCTGACGGGTCCATGCGTGACGCGACAGAAGTCTTTAAGGATGTTCTCAAAGGCTTGTCGCAGATTGACAACGAAACCGAGCGTGACCAGATTGCCATGGACCTGTTTGGCAAGTCTGCGGATAGTCTTGCCGGTATCATCGATGACGGCGGCGCTGCTCTGGAGGAGTACGGCCAGAAAGCCGAAGAGATGGGCATGATTCTGTCACAGGACACGCTTGATTCTCTGAACGCGACAAACGACACCATTGAC